CCCGCAATACCTGGGGTGCATCTCTGGGAGGCCCGTCTCCGAGCTTTGGAGACGGTTGCTGCAGCCGGCGGTGAGTTTCTCAACGTCGTCTTCGGCATTTCACCAACTATCAGCGACATTAAGACCTTTGTTAAAGGTGTTAATGAAGTTGAGAAGCGTGTCGACCAGTTCATACGTGACTCTGGTCGAAACGTCAGACGCAGCTTCCATTTTCCCAAGGAAAGGAGTATCAGCGAAACTGTGCTTCCCAACGTGTGGAGCCCTGCTGGCTTGGCCTATCGGCCATTGACCAACGGGACTGCCGCATGGGGGGAAGTCGCACAGCAAGTCGCTGAGACTCAACCATGTTATGAGACCATTCGTACAAGGACCATCGAACGCGAGATCTGGTTCGAAGGTGCATTCACCTATCATTTGCCTAAGTGGTTTGACACCCACGATAAGCATGATCGGCGTTTGCTGATGGCAAAGCTCCTCGGAGCTGAGCCTGACCTGAATACGTTGTGGCAACTCACACCATGGTCCTGGGCCGTTGACTGGGTCAGTAATGCAGGTTCGTTCGTTAAGAACCTGCAGAGTCTGATCAGTTACGGCACGGTTCTCCGGTATGGTTACGTGATGGAGAAAACTACCATCACGGACACGTATACCGCAGGAAATAGGAAGGGTGTACCAATACACCCGGAGCGATTTGCTCCTCCCTATCCTGCTGTATCCCCTGTTGCTCTTCGCACAACAGTGAAGAAGAGGATACAGGCGAACCCCTTTGGGTTTGGCCTCAGCTGGGATGGTTTGTCAACCATGCAGCAGGCCATAGTGGCGGCTTTGGGTATTACCAGAGTCGCTAGGTAGATCACTGCACACCAACGCAAAGGAGCACGTCGATGTTCACTGATCCGATTACCCTGGATCCGACCACAGCGTTCAACTCGACGGCCGTCACGCTGCCCCGCGTTTCACAGCAGGGTTTCGTGTCGATCTATCAAGCTGGACCGCTGTCGGTCTTCCCGGGCAGTCTCCTGAAGGTCTCTGCGTCTCATCAGTACGGACGCAGGATCCGCAGGTCTCTTCGGCTGGACTACGCCGACAACGCCGGTTCTACCCTCATCACGGGTACGACTTCCCCACGCAGCATGTCTGCGTACGTGGTCGTCGACATCCCGAGTGCAGGGCAGTTCTCGGTCGCGGAGCAGAAGGCGCTCTTCAACGGCCTCAAGGGCACGTGGAGTGCGTCGACCGATGCGGTCCTGACGAAGCTCTTGGGTGGCGAAAGCTAACCCAAGCTCGTCAGGTACCTACCGCATCACGCTCAGAGAGTGAAACCATCGGCTTAGGACGTTTTTCCTCTATCAGGAGGTTACGTGAAAAGCCTAATGGTGCTCTGGAATACACTAGCCGATGATTTGGCTGGTGGGTGTTGCACTAGCGCCCACCGCGACAAGGAACTTGTCGCGGTTCGGTCTAAGAAAGAGGGGTTCTCGTTTCTAACGATAACCCTCCCATCCTTTGCGAAAGACTTTGAGTACTGTCTTGAGCAAGGGAAGGTGGACGACACCGTGTTTCTTTCTTTTAAGAAACATGGGAGTCTCCCGGCATTTCTGTCGGGTTTCTCTCGTCTCATCTTCGACCGAGGCACTGGTGTCCTACTTGATGAACCCAGTATCGATGCGATTCGAGCCATAAGACAGTTGACTCTGATCTTTGGCAAGATTCTCATCGATTGTAAGCCGTCTCGAGAGAGAGCGGCTTTTCGTGAGTTCCTCGAGTGTGAGCAGGAAGTCAAAGAGCTAAACGGGAGGAGAAAACATGATCGTTTCCTCGACCTGTCGACGCTCCTTTTCGGCTCGCTGTTCTCCATCATGGACAAACAAGTCTATGATGGTGATCTTCGTCCGAAACACGGTCCCGGCGCGACTGCCGATTCCCTTGTCGGGAATCAAAAGTTCCGCCAATATGAATGGACCGTGCGCCTTGAGAACTATTTCCCTTTCGTGGAAATGGTTCTACCCAATTACTCCTACTGGGAGGAATTGGACAAGGTAGACTTCCTCGAACCCGGGATGGAGAGGCCTGTGAAGGTCATCTCCGTTCCTAAGACGATGAAGACTCCTCGGATAATCGCAATTGAGCCTACTGCGATGCAATACTCGCAGCAGGCGATTTTGGGATTGTTCCAAGATGCCATCAAGGATTCCTTTCTTGATGGCTTTATCGGACTCGATGATCAGACGCCTAACCAGCGTTTGGCCAAAGAGGGTTCCCTAACTGGGGAACTTGCGACGCTCGACCTGAGCGAAGCTTCCGATAGAGTCTCTCATGAGACCGTTTCGCTAATGTTGTCCAGGCATCGTCATTTGCATGACGCTGTCATGGCCTGCAGAAGCGAGAGGGCGCTCCTACCTAGCGGGGATGTTATATCCCTTGCTAAGTTTGCGTCTATGGGTTCGGCCCTGTGTTTTCCGATGGAAGCCGCCGTTTTCCTTCTGGCGATCTTCCGCGGAATTGAGCAGGACCTAGGACACCCGTTGACCAAGAGGGATATCAAATCCTATCTTGGTCGGGTGCGTGTCTTCGGAGACGATATTATCGTCCCCGTTGACCATGTGCGTT